GCAGCCCCGAAAGAGCACACGGATGGCTGAGCCGCTCACCCAATATTTATCACCATAGTAGGTGCTTGGCGAGCCTGATACGCTGCCGACGGCGATGACATCGCCATATTGCCCATGATAGACATTGGTAATCCAGATTTCGTTGTAGCTTGACACCTTGATGTACCTGGTGTTGCCGTCAGGCATGAAGATGCGCAGCATGTTGGAGTGTGCGCTGTCATTCGGCATATCGCAGTTGTCCACCATGTCGTATTTGTGACCGTAGATGTCCTCGTAGCCACAGCAGCAAATGTTATTGACCTGCTTGACGGTGGTCGCACCGCTCTCTTCGTCGCCCTCCAAGTACCAAGCATATTGATGCACGCCGTTATCGACGATGCTGTTGGTGACGGAGGCGTTGACAGCCTTTGCCGCATCGTAGCCGATGGTGTCTGCGATGCCGTGCGCCATTGTGCCGCCAGTTGTGCGAGCCAGCACCACATTGCTCCTGCGAGTTGCGACGGCCATACTTCATGTAGAAGAGGTTGGCGATGTCGCTGTGCATGCCAAAGTCAATCTGCTGCATAGCTCTCTGCACGGAGTAGTAGTGAAAATCTGACCATGCCATGTTGGCTGTGGTAGAACCACCAGAGACACAAGCTCTGAGTTTGTCGCCCACGACGGTACTGCCCACGACACCGCAGAGGTATTCGTCAATCTCCACCCAGTCAGGCTCCATATCCTCAATCTTATCGGAGTTGCTCAGCACCACCTTCTCACCAGGCGTGTTCTTCCACACGGTAGCACAAAGGGTATTGGCACCGTCTGGTATGTCTGATATGATATACTGGCCACGCTCGAAGGTGAGGTTGATGGTCGGCACGAGCACATTGCTGATGACACTGCCGTCCTCTGCGAGGAAGAGCGAGCAAATCATGTTGGTGCCAGGGACAGCAGGGAAGCGGACACGGCTATATCCCTCTACATCGACCTTGATGACTGCGTAGTTGGTATCTGCCACGTATGACTCGCTGAGTGTCGGCTTGTTGGCGGTGAGCTTGTAGCCCTCTCGCCATCCTCCCTTGGACAGCTTGATCTCGTCGATGGTCATCTGCACGGTGTCGGCGGAGATGGACGGAACAGTCTTGTTGGTGGAGAAGCAAATATAGTGCTTCCTGTTCAGATAGTCGTTGATGCCCTTGAACCAGTGGTGCGGCTCCAGCATCATGATGTCGCCCTCGGTGCTGTCGAGCTTGGCAGCTGAGCAGTCACGCACCTCCTTGGCATCGGCGTAGTAGTTGGAGTTGTCATCGTGGAGCGGATAGTAGGTCATCTCGCCGTCGAGGTTGTTCATCACGGTGTCCACGCCCGCCATGCTGACGTTACGCTGCGTCGCCTTCTTGGTGACCTTGGCCAACACACGGTGGCGTTGGCTGAGGTAGGTCTTGATGTGACCCGAAGGCTGGTAGGCATTGCCATACTTGTAGCCCGTCTCGTTGTCAAGGTTGCTGACGTTGGCATCGTCCGCCACGCTGTCGTCGAACTCGACCACCGTGTATGGAGGCTGCATGATGTTGAGCTCAGGGTAGTGCTGCTGGTATCTCTGGAACTCCACGTCATCGATGTACTGGGTGAGCTGGTATGAGCCAACCAGTCGGCAGGTCTCGACATTGCCGCCGCTCTCATCGACACCGCCCATCTCCATGTACTGACGGAGGAGCGAGCCGTCGCCCTCCTCGTCGATGCCCGTGATGCGGATGTACTTGACGTTAGGGCACTTCGCCATGAGCTGCGTCCAGTCGATGCCAGGGCAGTTGTCAACCACCAGTCGGGTGATGTTGTCGGTGCCCTCCAAGGTCAAGCCACCCATCTGAAGCTTGGACAGGTAGCGCAGGTCGAGGGTCTGCAAGGTAGCAGGCAAGACCGCCTTGGTGAGCGGAGAGCCCTTGGCGAAAGTGACACCTGTGAGGGCGGTGTCGGAAGCGAGGAACGTCTCCAGCTTGGTGTTGTTCGTGAGGTCCATGCCCGTGAGCAGTGCGCTCTGAAGACCGCCCATGTTGAGGGAGCGGAGGTTCTTGCATCCGTCCACGATGAGGTTACCCAGCGTGGATTGCGTGCCTGCGCAGCTGATGTCGAGCGTGCGGAGCGCCGTGAGGTTGCTCAGGTTGAGCGTCTGCAGGATAGCGTGACTGACATCAGTGAGGTCGAGGCCCAAGATGCGGGATGCACCATAGATATACTGAGGGTCATTGACGATGAGGTCAGTGTCGAGGACCAGCTGCACCTGTGAGCCCTTGTCGGCTGCGAGCACTGCACTCTGATGTGGAGTGCCGGAGGTATAGCCATAACCGAAATAATACCTCTCTGATGCGGTTATCTTGATCTTTCGGTTGTCTGATCCGAACTTGTAGCCGAAGTAGCAGCCGAAGCTGTCCTTGCGGTAGGTGCCGCAGACATATTGACTGTCGAGCAGTGCAAAACGGTTCTGTATGGTGTAGCAACGGTGAGCATATCGGCTACCCTGCAGTGCATAGAGATAGTCGTAGGTCACCGTGCCCGTCGTGGTCTTGACGCCCTCGATGAGCGGAGTGACATATTTGAAGATGCCATCCTTATTATATATGCGCTCACACCAGTTGCCCATCTCCTGCTCGTTGAACATCTGCAGGACATATTCGAGTGACATATTGCTGCGGATGGTCTCTGCGACCTCTCGCAATTTGTCTGGACATGCTCTGACAAGCTCCCACAATATGCTATCGTGACCAGCGAAGGCATAGCTGCCGATGCTTTCATCGAATGTCTCATGCGTGATGGTATAGTCATATTTGAGATATGAGTCATTGCGCAGGCCGAAGAGGGTATCCATATCATAAGGTATGAACATCCAGTGGATACCATCCCATGTGACGAGCATCATGTTCTTTACACGGTTATCCACTCCCATGAAGTAGTCCGTGATGAGGAACCAGGCAAACGGTGCTTCATTGATGAAGTACCCCTGGTATTCAGCCTGGAACTTGGTAGGATTGCCCTTGCAGGCGTATATCCACTGCCACAGTCTCTGCACGGCTGCCTTATCCTCAGGATCGGCTGTATCCCAAGTTTTATCTGGCTTGAAGCGGAATTCCAGCGCAGCATCGAAGCGTGCGAGATCTGCGGTGCCGAAGAGACAGATAGGCTCTGAGTTATTGAGGAACTCCAGGCAGATGCACTTGTTGCGCTGTCCTGCCAATGTTGCTTCATCATTGAATCCCTCGATGCCCTCGAAGCCATAGACAATTGCAGATCCGGACTTTTCATTGTTAAAGTTGTACTTGCCGAGATAAGCATTCGTGCCATCGCCATTCTGGTCATAGAACACGTCAATCGGGAAACCATCGACACCAATGCGCACGTCATACTCACCCTTATAGGCTGCCTGTGGAGGTGTCAGCCATCCGCAGCGCTTGAATACGTCATTGACGATGCGCACCGCACCTGTATTGTGGGTTGATGAGGAATCACAGAAGTCTGCCTTGATGCAGAAGATGTCAACTGGGCGTGCACCAGGCTTGAAGGAATAAAGGAAGTCCTCCTGCAGCACACCATTAATGAAGAGCTGCGTGCCATACTTCTCGCTACGGCTCATGTAGATGCGGTAGTTTTTCCGAGCGTATGTCGTGGAGGATGTACCCTGAATGCGGAGACCGCACTGCTTGATGACGAAGTCATACTGCTTGCCGTATGGCGAGTAGAAGTAGATATCAACCGGAATCTCGAACTTCTTGTTGTTGGTCTGGTTGAGCAGGTCGATATCACCGACAATGCGCATCACACCCTTACCCTGTGCTCTGAGCTTCTCGATATCCACATCTGTGCCTTCGTCATTCATGACTGCATTCTTCTGGAAGAGGACAACCATCTCATCGCTTGTCTTGCGGTCAACCATGTAGTTTGCCAACTCCTCATCGTCGTTGAGTGCTCGGTTATAGATGCGGAGGTTGCGCAATTCAACGTCTGCATCATCAGAGAGGACTCGGATATCAGCAGGTGTCTGCTGTATCATGGAATCTGTCGCTGCATATCGGACTGCACTTGACAGAATGCCGTTGACATAGAGCTGCAGGAGTCGGTTGCCACCCTTGCCGCTGACAACGAAGGCTATCTTGTAGTTCATGTCTGCCGCAAACTTGGTGCTCACCTCTGTGCCTGCAGTCGTGCGGATCTTAGCCTCCTGCGTGGTCATTTGGAAGCCGACTCCATCAGCCATGCAGTCAAGGATGATGCCGTCACGGTCTGTGACGTTGCTGCACATCAGCTCCATCTCGTATGTAGCACCTGTGCTTGTCGCATCAGATGAGAATGGCTTGATGCCAATCTCAATGTTGGCGCCATTGGTCAGCTTCAGTGCATCGCCCGTCCAACCGTTACTGCTCCAGTCGAAGCCGCTGAACTTGGTGGTAATATCACCATATTGCCACACGCCTGGGTCTGCCTCGCTGCTTGCACGGCCAGAGGCGGTGAGTTTCAGCTGCAGGCCATCTGTGATCTCAACGATATCCACGCTGCTTTTCTCCACCTCAACAAAGAAATTGTAAGATGTTGCACCACTCTCGAAGCGCATACTGATTGTCCCCTGGTCGAGATAGCGGTTGGTGTATGTCTGTAGTGTGCGAGGCACGCTGACGGTCTGTGTCTTGATGTCGTCTCGATAGACAGACATGGAAGCAGGTGTTGTGGCAGGGTCATAGGCTACGAAGTCAAATGACATCTGCTCATACTGACCTGCCTTGATGGTTGGCGTGAGATGATCATCAGTAAAGATGGTACCATCGGCAGATGTAATCTTGGCACCGATATAGGGTGCTTCGTCAGCACCTCTCAGTATATCGAAGTAGATGCTGTCTGAGCGCAGGGTCAGCGTTGGGCTTGCCTCCATCTCAGCCACCATCTGAATGGTATGTCTGCCGTTCTCCAAGCCAGTCATCGCCAGATTGAAGCTGCTATTCGTCGTGCCGCTACGGGTGACGGTCTGTGCATTGCGCTGCTTGCCAT